TACCATCAGGGAAACGAACCTTGCTTTTTCCCTCGTCATATGCCTTATTCTGCCTTTTCTTACCTCTGTGGCCTTCTAATATAGAACAATCCACGTGTTTTATAACCTCATTAAATAAATCTTGTAAATCTTTGTGGCAGGTAGCAAGGTTTTTGCGTGAGGTTTTACCGAATTTAGGCATTATGATTGGGGTGGTATATCAGTTTGATGTGTAGCTCCTGTTATAGTGCCATGATTACCTTCACCACTAGTATCATTTGCAGTAGTTCCATCATTAAAAGTCCAATAACCCTTGAATGCAACATCAGTAGTACCCGATAAGTCAGTAGGAACTCCAAGATTGTATATATCAGCAATATCACCTGCACTTAATGATGTATTCCATAAAGATATTTCATCGATATAGCCTTCATATTTAGAGCCCAAATCGCTCCACGCTCCAATAATAAAGTCATTATTAAAAGTGGTAGTAATTGTCCTTGCTGTCGGAGTAGCATTATCCTCTGCTCCATTAAGGTATACCCTAATGAAATTATCACCAGCAGTCATAGCAATATGATTCCACGTGTCAACTACAATACTTGTATCACCTAGGGTTATTTCATACCCGCTTCCGTGACCTATAAGTGCATCAATTTTTCCAGTAGTAGAAATACCTAACCTATATCCATTTACCCCTGTTCCTTGGGCGCACCCACACACTCCTACGTAATCCCCTATTTGTGTAGGTTTTACCCATGCAGATAGCGATACGTGTTGAGTTTCAACTGGGGAACCACACTGCACGTAATCACTCAATCCGTCGAATAGCAATGAATATTCATTATAGGTGAGACCCTCCACCCCAATTGGAGCTCCCCCACTTACACCAAGTCCTAAGCCTAAATTAGCCATTGTACGCTATAATTGCACCTGAGGGGGTAATTGCAGTCCATCGACCATAGATAGTAACGCCTGCAGGTAGTGTTCCACCGGGGATGCTACTGATATGAGCGCTATCTTCTGGAGTTAGTACTGAAAACGTAGTATCAGCAAGAGCGGTAATAGCACAAAACATGCCAGTAAGCGCCGCACTCGTGCTACTCTGTGAACCAGCTGAACCTAATCCTAAGGAACCAGCCTCTGTAGGGGTATATTTAACTTTTGATGCCATTTTAACTCCTTATTTAGTAAATTTACGCGTATTATTACGCCTGTAATTTACAACGGATGTGATAAAGGACACAAGAACTTTCTTTTTCTGCGTATATTTGATACCTAGAGCTCTTACTAGGCTAAATATCTTTTAATATCCTTAGATATACGTACTCAGATAGATGTACTCTATATTAAGTACTATTAAAAATACAACAAAAATACCAAATATCCAAGTAAAAAACTACTATCCGGCTAAATATACTAAGAATTGAGCAATTCCGATAAGATATTTCAAAATATAATAGAGAAAACCAATTATTCCTGCTGCCCATGCTACGACGAGCAAAGCGCCAATTCGTTGAAAAAAGCTATCCATAAGGTAATATACGGCTCTTTAGGCACATCCTCCTATGAAGTACGTCACTTTTGGAAAAATTGCTGTAGAATGGGTACACTTGATATACACATTGCCCCACCCCTCGAAATTCACGGGCCTCGTCCCTCGTCCCAGTTGAAGTTCGATTGGTGTTGCATTGGCCCCCTCGGACTGCAGTGTAGTTAATATTATCTTTAATATTAATGCACGAATTAATAATCAATACTAATAATCAATAATAAGAGGTAATAATGAAGAATAAGAAGACTAATAAAGATAATAATAACAACAATGCGGTAACATTCAGCAGTATCAGCAATCAACAAGCGGTTGACATTACCGGCGAGAAAGACGTTGACCAAGTGATTAAGTATGAGTGGGTCAATATCGATACAGGTGATAGCAAACTATTTGACAAGGGTGCTCATTTGGAAGAGGTCAAAGTCAATGGTGTGCTTATCACAAGAACAAAGGCAGAATTTAGAACCGGTGATAACAAGCAAAAGTATGAGCGTGTTTATGACGGTGATAGGGTCAAGATAGTATTCCGTGGTAAGTTAACAGACGACCTGTTCAAAATGATGACTTTGTTCCATAGACCCTTGGAAGGTACTGAATTGGTGGAACTTGAGGAACAGTATGTGGAAGCAACACAAAAGCGTAATCCTGATAAGGAAATCGCGACCAACTGTACCTTCAAAGAGTCTCGCTTATATCAAGTTATTGACCAAGAAATAGACAACAAAATACAACAGTATCGTGTATCAACATCATCTGAGAGTTATATTAATGAAGATGGTGAACAAGATACAAGGGAAGTCTATTTCTCTTACATTAACTTGAGAACGCTCTTTCAACCAACCAATGAACTACCTTTGGACAGTTGTATGAGTATGTTCCAAGACAAAGCATAGTTGGTATTATCAAGCCTGTCTGCACATTTGTGTAGGCAGGCAGTTCCTTGGTTTGTTTTATATTATAATACACATAACGCACTAATTTTAATTAAATGAAAGGGTTAAATAATGGCACAAAAGAAAGCAACAGACAAACAAAAATTACTCTGTTTACAAATGATTGAAGCCCATTGGGATTGTTCTACTCCGACAAGATATGAGTTTACTATCTATCGTGGTAAGCCATCTGCTTGGCATGCTCTACAAGGTGATAGAAAGAATTGGTCACCAAATAAGCGTGCTACATCAAAGACTGTTAAAGAGTTTAGAAGACAGATACTAAATGATGAATGGACTTTATTCATAGCAATGGATTTCATTACACGACATTATCACGAGTTTATTACGCTTGTATGGCGTTTAACACCTCGTAATAACTAACACCAATAACCAAGGGAGAGTATGATACTTTCCCTTAAATACTCCACTAAATAAAGGCTCTAATGAGCTGAAAGGCAAAGATATGTTAATCATAATCTTAATTATGCTCGGACTCGTAGTAGGCGTACTAGCGCGCATAATATATGTTTATCTCACCAAAAGATATTCCCGTCCGCAACGATTACCCGTAGAGAAGCGTTTTATTGCACGATGTAAAGAGTGCAAGAAGATTATACCTGAATGGTCCTTTGTTTGCCCAGTTTGTTTTGCAGAAGAGAACGATGGCTTTATTCGTGGTTCTATATTCTGGGAAGAACTCAAACAATATAATGAAGGAGAATATGATGCCTGAAGAATCATTCATAGGACATATAATTGTTCTTTTATTTATATTTATAACGTGTTATCTTTACTATATTACTCAAGAGAAATATAATGTAATTTGGGCTTATATAGTAATGCTTGTATTTTGCATCATTTTCTGGTGCGTTTTAGGCTGGGCCATATTCTAGTATGATTGTTATTAGATATTGGTGGAGGAACGCAAGAGGTTGATACCGTTTAATCACAATGTTGAAGATAAGTTCTACTTATTTGAATTGGGGATTAAGCATTGGTTGGGAGGGCTTTAGCCTTTACCAGATGTAGTATCACCTCTTGTTGCCTTATTATACTAGTGAGTAATAAATAGCCTCGGAGACTAATGTTCACCGTAAACCTACTCTAACTGGCTGGTAGGTACTCACTATTAAATTAATTAATCACAATAAAATAAAGGGTATAAAAATGTACATAGTATATTATAAGTTAGGAAAAGAGGCTTGTGTTAAGCATTTTAATATAAAGCACGAGGCTATTGATTTTGCTGAAATGCAAGATAATGATGATGGTAAGGTTAAAATACTTCATATGGACCCTACCAATCCACAACCTATATCAATAAGTTTTAATGCAATGTTAAATAAGGCTGGTATTAAAAAGTCAGAACCATTAGTAATGCCTAACATACCTCGCAATGAATATGAATTGATATTAGAGGACGCTTTAACTAAACTATATGGTTTAGTTAGAGGACTTGCAGAACAACTCAAACGATTATCTAATTAATCGGTTGACAAACAATGAGTGGTCACGCTTCTTTGGTTTGATGAGCGATTTCCGCACAGCTGGCCACTCATTAATTTTGGAGATAATATGAAACTTTCATCTTTAGCAGTAACTCAACAAATTGTTAGTATAAAAGATAAACAAGATAAATCCCGATTATGTTTATTAATGCTTGAATTTTATGCATATATGGAAAGACAAGGCTTCCCAGAGTTTTGGAAGAATTGTAAAGGGATATTATACCCTGCACGTAATCTTAAAGACAGACGTGACCATAATTTATATTGGTTTTTTAAATGGCGAAACGGTACTGAAACTAAATTATTAGCAGATAAGTATAATATGCGATTTAAAGACTTAAAAGGATTTAAATTAAAGGAGGATTTATGAAAGATAAAATACATTGTATTAATGCATTAGATTTTGCATTAACATCTAAAAAAGGTGATAAATGGATTAAATGTCCTTATAAATATAAGTATGAATTAGTGCATTTTCTTGTTAGATATCAAGGCTGGTTGTATTCTGATGCTATTAAACTAAAAAAGAAACAGCTTTATGCTATTTATTATAGTAAATGTAATTAAACTTGTAGGGTTCTATTTGGGGACGGTAAATCGGGTAAGCTGGCGCGCAACCCATGAATTACTGTCAAGACGTCCAATATCTAGGACCCTCAAGCATTAGGTTGGCTCACCTATCCCAAAGCAGCACTTATGCTTAGTTATCTCACGATAGCTCAGCTACTCTAGGGGGAGTTTGCTTTGAGGCTGGCTCCCCCGCAATTTTGGGTTCTCTCCTAAGAGGACAAAGTCGGAAGGCTAGTAACCGGGACATATTGGATGTCTAACTACTACTCTGGCGTGGGTACGAGAGTATAAATAAGGGCCCACTTTAACTGAGGGAGCAAAGGAATCGAGGCTGGAGCTCCCTCAATGAATTCATGTAGAATACAATAAAAATAATAAGTATTCTACGAGCTATCCCACAAAAATAGGGGTAGTCTGAATGCAAGAGAGACTTTCTAGTCACTTCTTGCCTAACCACGGATGAAGCCGGTCGACTTATGTACCCCGGCTGGCTTTGTTCTTAATAATGGGTACATAGGAAGGCAATTAAATGCCAAGTGACACCAATAATACTCCTCCTGCAGGTGGTATTACAATAGAGTACATGGACGAGACTACAAATCAACGCCATGTAGAAAAACACACAACTGCTAGAACTGTAGCCGAATTCATTGAGCAAGAAAATTTACCAGCTGGAACAAGTATTTCAGTTGGCGAAGCTATTGCACATCCTGAGACTCCTTTAGAAGATGGAAGTGAAGTAACTGTTACATCTGGCAATAAAACTGGTGGTATAACTACTATGCGGCGTAAAACTGTTAATTCTAAAAGTTACGATGCGACCTATTTAACAAATAATGGTCAAGTAATGACTTTAGGAAGAGAAGTTGATACAGTAGCTACTCGTCATCGTGGTAAAAAACTAATATACCAGATTTTTGAAGGTATGACAATGCCTGAAAAGAATCAAGTATCAAGTAGGGGTACAAAATATCCTTTTCATTCATTAAGGGTGAATCAGAATTTTGTTGTTCCTTTTGAAGACAGTGTTCTTGTTAGAGCTGCAATGCGTCATTTTATGACTACTCATACAGATATTATACTACAAGCACGTAGTATATTTTTGGATGATGATGTAAAAAGACCTGTTCTATCAGTTTGGCGAACAAGATAAGGCAATTGAAACTATAAATCAAGGGGGCTTCCTATGATAGAAGGTAATTCGCGTATCGCGTACTGAAACTGGAGGCCCTCTTATAACTGGAGGGTATATAAATGAGTTATACCAATAATACTGTGTATTATCTCAATCCTAATGAAGATGGTGAAAATGTATTTGAATTTTTACCAGAAAGTCATTTGATTGGTCTTCATACACAATTTTTAGATGATTTAAGTGCATTTAATAGAAATTATCATACTGATTTAGCTGTTAAAAAGACTTTTCATTGGAAAAATGGTACTTATGATAAAATTAGAGAGAAAACTGTTCAATATATTCTCCCTAATCTTTATAATAAACCAAGGGGCTCTTATAATATAACACAACATAACACTCATCGTTATACAGGTTTTAGAAGTGAATTATTAAGACTTGAAGATGAAATGAGTGCTAAACGTTGGAACAGATATACTATGGGAGATGAAACAGACGATGGTTTTCCTAAATGGAATGCTTGGCTTACTAAATTTGAAGAAATGATATCTAATTTTAGGCATGTTGATAAAATGGAAATTCCTAATGTTAGTAGACAATTCTTTGGCAGAAAGTATAGATATATGCATACTGATGCTAATCACGGACTTGATTGGTGGGATACATCAGATGTTAATCCAAGAATACGATTTACTTTTCACCTTAAAGATATATATCTACAAATATTTCATGGTAGTTATATATTAAGTGTAATTCCTTGGGGTGATTTAGTAGTTCACTTGGAAATGGATATTTATTGGTGGGCTAATACTTTAGGCAATAATGCAGCTAGAGATAGAATGGCAGGTAGATGGAATAGTAATAAACTATTTACTCCTTATGTTTTACAGTATCCTCATTATACAGGATTAGAACATCCATTTATTAAACAAAATATGGAATCGTATTCATCTGGAAACTGCTGTTTTGGTAATTATACTAATGATATTGCAATGGCTCTACATAAATTCGATTTTAATCGTTTATATAGTGAATTAGTACAATGGGCAAGTGTTTATACTTTAGGTAGAACATCTCCATTAAATCAATATCATCAATGTGTAATTGGGAAAAAACAAGAGTATTTATTATCTTTAGGTGATGAACCAGTAACTGAACAACGCAAACGTTTATATAAAGAACATTTTAAAGTAAATGCAGAACGTTGTGATACTGTCTGGGAACATCATTATAACAAAGATAATGAAGCTTTTGTTGAAGACCATTGTAATAAATGTGATTTATCAGGTGTAATTGAAGATACTGAAGGTACTTGTGTTAAATATATTGAAAAATATTCTCCCGATGCTATTGATTGGAGAGAATTAGTAATTAATATATTAATGGACGGATTTGACATTAATCAGACTGATTTTTACACAAGTGATGGAGGCCCAGTATATTTTGGTCTTCGCATTGATGAATTATCAAGAAGATGGAAAAGACGTACATGGGTAGCAGATGGTAGTGAAGCACAAGAGATATTATTTGCAGCTGAAGTTGAAAGAGCTCAATTAATACACAAATTCGGAATAGTATGTAATTGGAAAAGAAGAAGGACAGACTATAATATAATGGTCACAAGACAAGCTGGTGATTGGCAATCTGAACGAAATGCCATGTGGACTCGTGATTTATCAGAGTATAGTAATGAATTCTTAATACTATTAATAAATAAACAAGAACGCTTAAATTCTGAAAATGAAGAAAGGAGGTTATAAAGTTGGCAGACTTTTATATATCTCAAAAAAACTGGAATACAGTTATTAATTATGCCAAAGCTTCAGTAAAGATACATGATAATACTGAAATTGGAGGTATGATGGTAATGCTTAAGGATAAAGAAGGTGATTATGTCCTTAAAGACCCAGTAATACTGAAACAAGAAGTTAGTGGAACAAGATGTGTTTTAGACCAAAACGAATTATCTCTATTTTATGCTAAAGCTTATAGAAAATATAAGAAAAAAGGTAGAGTTCGTTATGTTTGGTGGCATAGCCATGCAAATATGAAAGCTTTTTGGTCTGGAACAGATGATAAAACCATTTTATCTTCTCCAAGTGATGATTTTACAGTATCATTGGTAATAAATGTTAGAAGTGAATACAAATTACGTGTTCAATACTTTGAACCAATATTACTTGATGATGATGTAGAATTAAATATCATGAATAGTAAAACAGCTCAAATTCCTCAAAGTATAATGACTGAAGTAAAAGAAAAATGTACTAAACCGGTATATATTGGTCATTATATGGACAGGGATAAAAAGGGTAAAGTAAAAGATATGTATGATGATAATCAAATGGGTTTTGATTATGGCTATGGTTATAATGATACCTATGTTCGTACTACATATCATCCTAATGGCAAGGTAGAAACTTTTTCACCTGATGGTAAAACAGGCACAGTAGATTATCAAACTTTACTCAATTATATTGAAAGTATAAATAGTCAATATGTGACTGGTGAAATAGAATATCAAGCTTGGAAAAGAGCTATTGAAGGAACAAATAAGCAGTTGAATGAACGAAAATGTAAATGGAGATTTAATGTATTAAGTTCTACAGCATTAGATGAGATAATTTATTATGCTCAACCTCATGAATTTATTCAACCTCTTCATTTGTTAGGAGAAAAACGATGAACATAACCACACGATTCTCTGAAATAGTTGATAACTTTAGTGAATGTGTGTACCATATTCTTGGTTGCGGGGCTATTGGCAGCTCCGCAGCCTTGCAATTGGTTCGCATGGGTGCTGAAGAGTTCTTGCTTTATGATTTTGATAAAGTATCTGAAGAAAATATTGGCGTAAGTCAGTATAATATAGCAGATATCAATCAATATAAAGTACAAGCATTAAGAAAACATATGTTAAGCATTAATCCTGAAGCTAATGTTACAGCAATGCCTAATCGCTTTGATGTATTTGAGTATACAGGACGAGAAAAGAATGTTCTTATTCTTGCTTTTGACAATATGGATTCTCGTAAAGAGGCAGTTGAGAAAGCCTTAAAAACAAATCATAAACCTTGGTTATTAATAGACGGAAGAATGGGAGCTGAACACTACCAGCAGTATACTCTTCTTAATCCTGAATTACGGGATTATATGAAGACATGGTATTCTGACGAAGAAGGTAGCTCTGAGCCCTGTAACGCCAAAGCCACGGCATATTGTTCTAATATGTCTGGTTCGTTTATTGCAAATCAAGTTCGTAAAGCCATTACTAACCAAGGTGTTAATAAGGAATTTTTCTTTAATTTTCCTACATTAACACTTGCAAGACGAGAATAATAGTCGTACATTTCTTGTGATGCAAATCACATTATAAGGAGACTAACATGAAACCTAATTATGGAAGTTCTATCTTCTATCGATTNAAACAAATTAGCNTAGAACCAGATAAATATGGAAANCATCTTAANATAAAGATGGTATCTGCATATACTGGNGATGGTAAATTTATNAAACATGTTAAANTAAACGAGNAAACATTAAATATATTATCNGATGGTTGGATTGTATATAATGAACCNCTNAAAAAGGAGTTAANAAATGGCACTTGAAGTTAANGAACGCAAGCCCATTACTCAAAATCCAGCTATACTATTATTGTATGGTGCCCCTAAAGTCGGAAAGACTACAACCTTATCACAATTGAAGAATTGTTTGATATTGGATACAGAACAGGGAGCACGCATGGTAGGTGGCCATATTTTGGACATAAATGGACGTGAAGACCTCTTAGATTTCTATCGTAATGCCGAATCCGGTCATGACTTTAAATATATTGCATTAGATACTATTGATAAGCTTATTGAATGGACTGATTTACAAGTTCGTCAAGAGTTTCAAGTAGATTCTATTGCTGATTTAGGGTATGGCAAAGGCTTTGGTCTCGTTAGAGAAAGAGTAATTAACAACGTAAGAAAGCTGCAGAAGCTATGCGATTCTATTATTATAATAGGTCATCGTAAAACAGCAGCTGCAGTCGACAACAGTAACGCCGTTGACCCAGAATCATTAGATATTTCAGGTAAACTGAAAAACATGTTGATGGCAATGAGCGATGCTGTAGGTTATGCTTATAGAGATGAAGAAAACGATAAACTAATGGTTTCCTTCAAGGCAGGTAAAGCTCTAGAAGCAGGAAGCAGATGCCCTCATTTAAAAGGCAAGGAAATTGAATTTAAATGGGACTTAATCTATAAACACTCTAAAAAAGGAGATAAGTAAATGGCAATTGTAAGACCTAAAATGGCAGATGGAGAGACCACAAGCTTTACTGGTATATTACCTGTTGGTTTGTGGGACTTTAAAGACCGTTCTGGTGATTATGACTGGGCAGATGTATTTCTCTCAGTTGAACTAAAAGTTGAAGGTAGTGAATATACTAGATTCTTAGAACTATGCGGGAGATTGGAAAAATCTCCATCCGGTGAAGTTACTGGTGGCTTTGTTTTAAAGAGATTATATCATTTCTTTGATTTGATTGGTTTCACTGGCGGTTTAAACCTCAAAGGTGAATGGGAAGATTCAGATGGAGTGGCAATTACTAATATTGCTAGCCATTTGAATGAACGATTTCAAACCGGTAATCCTATTATGGATACTTCTTTTGATTATCTAGCATATATCTATAAAGAAGAACCAAAACAGAAAGGTGGGAAATCCTACACTAAAGTTCATCATCGGTTATTTCCGAATACCACTAGTGGTATGTCTAAAATGACTGAACATGTAAGCTGGATGAAAGGTAAGAACTTTATAAAAGAGTGGGCGGGACCTTCTCTTAATGGAGCTACTACCAAACAACCAGTAATGAGCGAACCTCTGTAATGTATTACGTTGAGCTGGCACAGGGCACCTTGAGAAATCGGGGTGTTCTTGTGCCGCTAAATGATTTACAAAAATATGTTCCTGATGATAAAGCTGTTTATCGTTCTGTATATCTTTATACACAACATGCTGTAGATTATACATCTGCACATTCAACTCTTCGTAAATATGAAGGGTTACGAGCATTAGATAATGTTATAATTGATATAGATAGAGGGGAAAATAGTGACAAACATACTCAATCTTTTGCACAAGCAACTGTATTTGAGTTGGAAGAATTAGGTTTAAGTTCTAAAAGTATGCAAGTATATTTTAGTGGTTCTGGTTACCATATAGAAATACCTAATTCAGCATTTGGCTTTGAAGTGTCAAAAGAATTACCATTACAAGTTAAAAGTACAATACATGAAATACTGCCTAGTGTAGATTCATCTATTTATCAAAGATGTGGTTTAATTCGAGCAAATCATAGTATAAATGCAAAAACAGGACTATATAAAATCCCTATTGATAGAAAAGAACTCTTTGAAATGTCTTATTATGAAATACATGATTTGGCTAAAGGTCAAAGAAAGAGTTATCCATATCAAGAGCTCTTTGCAGAAGGAGAGTTAGAAGATTGCGTTGTTAAAAAACCTAATTCGTTTAGAACATTTAACACAACAGTTGAACCTAATAAAATTGTTCCTTGTGTACAGGCTTTATTAAGGGAAGGTCCTATTGAAGGCAGAAGACATAATACTTTATTAAGAATAGCAAGTCATTTTAGAAGAAATGGCATACCATCAGATTATACTAAATTAGCAATTAGTCATTGGAACCAAGAAAGTTTAAGTAAAACTGTTATTGACGACCAAGTAAATTCAGTATATAATGGAGGATATTGTTATTCTTGCAAAGATGATATACTTAAATTACATTGTCAGACAAGATGTATTTACTTTAAGCGTAAAGACTATTCAATTAATGTAAAAAATGCTACAGACATGCAGCAAGAATTTCATGATAGAATGATAAGTGATTTTAGTGGTAGAATTATTGATTTAGGCAAAACCCTTGGACTTAATAAAGAATCTGAAATCTATCCGGGAGAGTTAGTAACAATATTTGGGCCAACTGGTTCTAATAAAACGACATTAGCTCAAAATTTAGCTCTTGGTGTAGATTTTTCAAAAGACACTATTGATACTAAAGCTCAAATTCCTACTTTATTCTTATCTTTAGAATTATCAGCTTGGTATATGCATCGCAGACATTTGCAAATAGTATCTAATCTTAGTAAGACAGAAGTTAATGAAGACTATGTAGGCATATTTGAAGAACATGAAAAGGAATTAAGTCATATAGTAGTACAAACTATATCTCCTACATTAGAACAAGTCCAAGAGAAAATACGTAATTTACAACCTGCTTTAGTAGTCGTAGATTATATCGATTTAATAGAAACTCCACCTTCAGTACGTGGAGAATATGAGAAAGTAAAGTATATCTCACATGGATTATCTAATATGGCAGTTAATATGGACGTAATTATTATTCAGATATCTCAGATAAGTAGAGAATATAGCAGAAATGAAGTACTCGACCTCTATGCTGGCAAAGGGTCAGGTGCAATTGAAAATGCCAGTAGAAAAGTCATTGGATTAAATGGTCAAGCAGATTCCTCAAAAAAGACTCTAAATATGTATAAGAATACAGATGGAGAGTTGTTTTCGGTCGATTTGGAATGGAGACCATCTTTCAGATTATTAAAAGTATGAAACCATTAATAGAAATATATTACTCATGGCAAAGTGGAATGATTATTCAATTGTTCCAGTTTTTTCGATTTGGAATACATTATGCATTTGATGGAGAAAATAATTTTCAAATTATTGCTTTTGGTATCTGGAAATTCGATGTAAGTTTAAGTGTGAAAAAGGATGAAAATGCGAAAGACATCAATAGTAAGTGGGCGTAAAAGACATTTAAGTCGAGCGCAACGGCTGCTAACACATTTAGTAAAAGGTAAAACCATCAACGGAATGCAAGCTTTAAGACAGTTCGGTATATATAGACTGTCTGCAGCTATTCACAATTTCCGTAAACGTGGTTTTACAATCGAAACTAAAATGGTTCAACGCAATGGAAGCAAATATGGCGTCTACAAACTCACGGAAATCCCGCAAGCGCAAGCCTAGGGAAGCTAATAAGTGGGAGAAGAAGTTTACACCTCTTCTAAAGAAACACCATGGACATTATGCGAAGAAAATCTATCATAGGATGATGAATAAATCCTCTTCTTTGAGGTCAGGGTTACGGAGACGTAGTCAAGATTACGAAGTGGAGTTTGCAATCACCCTTACTCAAATTAGGGATATGATGTATTCATGC